CGCGGAGAATTTGGTTTTCCATGCTGGCCATAATACACTTTTCGTCCTTCGTCTTTTGCAGTACGATGCTCTGGTTTCAATACTGCTTTGTAGATACAATGGTTTCTTGTATATGGATTTTTCTTTTCACCTCCGTATTTTTTCGTCTTAGTTGCCATTGCTATTCTCCTAATTTCGAAAATGTTAAAACCGGACAGTTTCTGGTTTCTCTCACAATTCTTGCGGTACTCAGGGTTTGACACTTTCAATGTCGATTCATTTTATTTCTCCTTATTCAGTTTTCAATTTGCTTTGTTTTACTTTGCTTTGTTGCCTTAACTATGTAAAGTATAACACATAAAACAACAAAGTGCAAGAACAAAATAAAAATAATTGGAAAATTTATTTCGTCATATAATAACCTCGCTTTTGGAAAGATACTCAGGCGTTCGCTCTCTGCTGGCCGATATACGACGGTTTGGTATAATAGGCCATATTATGCAAGTTATCTGCTCAGGCGTCTGCTCGGGAAGCCGATTTGCCAACCATGAGGCCAATTTCCCAGCTTTGCAGGTTATATTTGATATTATTTGATTTTGCCAGCAATAATATCTTTGCAGAAATTCCCGCCATAAGCAGTTTCGTCGCCAGCAGCTTCTGACCAGTTTGTTGGACTTATTCCCAAACCAGTATAAATCGGAACACGGAATTTTATGTTAGTATTTTCCAAAGTGTCGCAGATGAATTTATGCAGTTCTGGATTCAACAAACTTCCCAAAGGAGCACATTCTAAAACTTCATCATGGACGTTGGCTGCAATACGTAGCCCCCATTTTCTGGATTCCGAATTCCATCTTGGACTTAATGCAATCATCCGTTCTTTCATAACATCCGCAGCACAACTTTGGATAATGGAATTGAATGCCTTGTAGGATGCCTTCCCGGGAAGATACCGGCGACGGCCATAAGCATTAAAAACAAATCCCCTCATTGATGCGACATCGATAGCAGCGTATGACGTAGCTTTAATTTCGGGAAGTGTGGAGTGATATGCATCATAAGATTTATCTGCATGATTTCTACAAAGCTCTTCGAACTTTATAAGACGCAGATTTGGATCCAACTTGCCAGCGTCAACCAGTGCGTTTACTTGGCTTCCCATCATTTCTATGATGTGCTCGTTTGACATTAACTTGGCCGTGACGCCTCGCTTCCCTTGTCCATAGGCCATTCCGAAATTCAATTGCTTGGCTGGTTTTCTTAAGATATTCAGCAGCTCTGCAACCCAGACATGATAATCAGTATCCGGTGATTCGTTATACGCTTTTATCGCTGAAGCGATTTTTGCATAATGGACGATGAGCCGGTATTCAACTTGGGAATAGTCATTAGAAATAAATCCGCAGCCGGGATCTGGATGGATGAGTTTCTTGCTGCGATAGTTTTGCTGTTGGGAATTTGGTTTACTACAAGACAAGCGTCCTGTGCGAACGGCCTGATTGTAATTCGGATGCACTTTGCCATCGACGCCAAGATGCTGGAAGCAGTCTAAGAATAAACTTTTATATTGCTGTTCTGTTCTGTAAGTGCAAATCGCTTGGACAATTCGGTTTATTTTCGGATCTGATGTCACAGCGGGATGGACTTTATAAAGTGCCATCGCATCTTTATCAAAACATGGCCGTCCAGTATCAACCCATCGGCCATCTTGCTTCTCTGTGATAGTTGACAGGACTGGAAGGTTGAGCTGATTAACCAATATATCAACCATGCAAGGATTAGAATTTGTGAACTCACGTTCTGTAAGCTCTGCAATAGTGGACGCGGTTTCAATCATAGTCTTCAGCGTCTTGTAGGATTCTATCTTTAGCTGCCGGTCATCTATACAAAGACCATCCTTTTCCATGTCAAACAAAACCGTCGTCATTTTTATTTCGGTTTCAATAAGCTGTTTAACCTGTTCAGCTTGTGCTCCCTTCGTCTGCTCAATTCTTACTTGCATCTTATCTTGTAAGAATCTGTAAAGCAACCTATTCATGCGGACATCGTCCATGGCATATTTGCCAAGTATATCAACCGGCACATCGGCATAAGATTTTTGGTATTTCTTGTCCGCAGCTTTTAGCATCGCCAGGAAATCCTGCACGACGTCGAGACTACCAGTATCATAGTTGAGCCAATCAGCACAGATGGGTTTCAAACCATAAGTCGTTCGGTCGCTATAATACAGCTTGCATTGAGTAAGAGTATCTATGAGTCTGGTGTCACCGAACTGAACATTGTCGCCAACATCGAAAAACATCGCATCGAATTTCACATTATGGTTTATCCATTCTTCAGCAGAGCGGATAATATTTCCGGCCCATTTCATGACCGGTTCCACTGGCAGGTTCTTGTCCAGATTATATTTGCCAGTATGCCTAACCGGAACATACCATGTTTCTGGATTATCGTCAACAGTTATACTTAGACCGCAGATCCGGTCGCCTTTCCAAGGATACAAACCGCCCATCTTTTTATCCTGGAAAACTGCTTTCGATTCTATGTCGCAAAATAATTCCTTGTGACCGCGGATGTTTGGCAGCTCGTCAAGACTTTGCACTATCTTAAAGTTGTTTTCAAATTCAATCATAGGATAGCTTTAATATTCCGGGCGTAAATGTCGTTAATTATTTCGGCCTTTGTCCAATGCGGAAGTTTTGCTTCTATGATTTTGTCTGCATTCCTTGGAGGCTTGTTCCAGTAGTCTGCATGAATTTCATACGCAACTGCATCTATAATACCTGAGTCAATTATTATATTCGCACAGTTGACACAAGCGGAATATGTTGTGAGGAGAATTCTCTTGATGTTTTCTGGCGGTAGATATGTTACTTTCCCAATCTGCCATTTCAAGCAGGTCATTATTGCTCTCGGCTCTGAATGAGCACAACCACAACCGCCAACAATATTCTGACAGACGTTACCAGCACCATCTCCGGAATGACCATTGATAGCATGGAAGACGGTGAACGGAGTTGTGTTTACCGCCGGATGATATTTATCTATGTTAATTTCAATAATGGCACAACCAACTCCCTTTCGTTTGCAAGTAGTTGATTCAGCCATCAATTTTATCATTGGAAATAGTTCCAACATCTTTTCCCTTGCACTTCTTTCTAATGTATCTTGCATTATATTGCTCCCAGCCCAACGGCGTTTCTTCGCTGTATCCAATCGCTTATTAATTCATTGACGTCTTCTTTGCCAACATAGTTCACCCTGTCTTCCGGCCATCCTTCTGGTATGATATTGAAAGTGTAGTCAGCTCCAGCTACATCTCTCCAAACATTGAACCAATCGTTGCCTTTGCACATAGCGTCTATCGGAAGTATATTTCCGCGTTCGTCGTTTTCCAAAAGTGTGCGATACCTTTTGCGGTCGCTGGCATAAAGCACTACAATCAAGCCTCCGATACTGTGGATCCAACTATTAATTATATCCCTTCGCATCGGTGGAATTTTATTTACGTGATAAGCCATACCGCCGAAATGGAACCGATCTTGTACTGCACATGGATTCATCATGTCTTTGTAGTTGTGGAAAAAATCAAACCGGTCTTCGTTTGGTCTGGTCATCCAACTATACACAACAGGAATACCCATTTCGGAAACCTGTCTTACGATTTGTTTTGCCAGCGTAGATTTGCCGAGGCAATCACTTCCTTCAATTACTAACATCGTGTCCCCTTATAATTGTTTCTCTTCGGTTAATCTTTCTAATCCAACTGCCAACGCCTTTCCAAAATTCGGAGGCTGGAAACTGGAACCCTTACTTCGCAGTCTAATATCGTCTTCAGGTTTTCTAACCCGTTTCGTGTCATTGGATTTGCAGATCTCTTCAATGATTTCATGTGCTGGTAATCTGTAAGAAACGAAGTTGCCAATAACTACAAACAGCAGGTCGCCAAGTCCATCACATGTTCCCGCAATGTCGCCTTCGTTTATGTGCCTCATTGCTTCTGCCAGTTCCTCAAGACACAAGTGGAACCGCCAAAAACATTCCAGCACATTTTCATCGTGTTTGTATCTTTTGGCAAGGAAAAGGGCGACCTTTGATAGCCGGACGGTTGCCTTGCATAATAACCAGCAGGCAATTCTTGAAGCTCCATAGTTCGGCTTCAA